CCTAAAGACGGTGAAAAAACGTTTGCCATTACTGGCAAGTCTGGCACAGGTACGGTAATTCCTTTACACATAAGAGACCCACTTAAAGAGTCTGTTTTGGTAATGGGAAACATGGTATTTGAGGTTTCAGATTATGAACGGGATAAAGGTGTAGTAAAGACATATTCCTACAATAAGAATGATGGAAAATTGCGGGACTTAGAACATATTGCCGAAGCACAAATTGACGCTATACGTCCAAGAATTGAAACTAATTTGGCTTCAATAAAAGCAATTAATTCGTCTGTTGGTCAATTAGCGTTTCTTAAGACACTAGGCGCACAAAATCATGACTTAGGGATAAAGAAAGTTAGCGCAAATTCATTCGTGTTAATTCGGTATCCGGACACATCACCCACAGAAGCGGGCGCGACTACGGTCAGTGATACTTCGATAACTTACCCATACGGGTATGTTACATCTTCTGCCCTATTCAAGCAGGATGACGGAAACGGGGTACACGCTGGCAGTCGTTCAGTAAACGGTCATTTTACGCAGTTCAAAGCATTAGTAGATGCGATGAATAATGGGGAGACTATTTACTTGCCTATTTATTCTCTATCAAGAACGGACGCTGAAGTTTATATCGGCACAGACGTTGTGCATTCTTCCCACAGAGTATTTGCACCATTTGTAAAAGTTACGGCTCACGGGCTTGAGCATATTGGAACTAGATTACGGTCTGATTTAACACCTCAAACTTTAGTGACACTTGGTGAAATTGAAAGACCATCAGTCACTAGCCCGTATACTGCTACGCCTACTAAAGCAGAATTAATAACGGCAATGAAACTGTTACCGCATTACACGAATGATGCAGCTTTTTGGAGTGTTGAACATGACTTTTATGTGAAGGACGATCCACAGACAAAGATGCTTCTGGTCAAGTACCGCGGTGTGTCCACCAATACAAACGAAGCGTCAGCAGGCAACTTCTTTACTGAGAAATTAACTCTGGCGTGGAGATAATTTATCCACTCAATCCGGGGATGATATTATTATTTTATCCGATACTGTAAATCACGGCTTCACTCTTAAAAATGCAAAGGTGCGATTAAATATTCCTGACTCAGATGCTACCAAAGACGTTTTAATCCAGGGAGCTTTAGATGCAGCTTTAGATTTAGTAGAAAACTATTTGGACAGGAAGTTGGAGTATAAAGAAGAGACAGAACACTATTATGATGTTTCACAGCATACTCTTCTTGCTAAACGTTATCCCATTGAAAGTGTCAAAAGCTCTACTACCGTCTTAGCGCAAATAGATTTACTTAAGGGAATATTCCACTTTGGTGGCGGGGAAAGAGTACACGAGGTCACAGTGGTTTATACAGGTGGTTTTAAGATGTTTCCTTCTTCATTATTACTTGCTTTATGGAGTGTATTCGACACAGTGTGGGCAGACTTTGGAGCAGCTGGATCTGCCTCAGCTTCTACATCTGGTGGTCCGCCTGTTAAGTCTTTAAAGCTTGGTGAGTTGGGTATTTCATTCGGCACTGATTCCTCAGCATCGTCTTCAGGTTCAAGCGGGGACTTCTTTTCCCCCGTAAGTATTGCGCTTCTTAGTCCTTACAGACGGTGGACTGCTTAATGGCTGTTGTTGATCAATTTGAAGATGGCATACAGAAGATCATTGCTGCTATGGGTTCTACTTATGATTTAGGTGGAAAGAATAAAGCCGATAGGACTGTACGTTTAGCTTTAGGAAGTCTTGGTAAAGATAATCCTGAATTGATAAATGCTGTTGGCTTAGATGCTCGCACAGGATATATTTTACCGCTTAGTCCCCTACCTGAAAAATTTGATACTCTTACATCTCGAACCAACCAAATGGTGTATGTTGTATATGATGCTTTTCCTGTGATTGTAGATGATAGAATAATTGGCGTTAAGTTAATTTTGAAGGGATGACATGGAAAAAATAGGGTTAATCTTTTTTGTTTTGTCAATTCTTCTCTTAGGATGTAATTTCGTTGAGGTTAAACTTACTCAGCATGTGGTAATGGACAAGGGCGACAACACAAAGGATAATGTTACTGAAGGAAAGGATGCTATTGAAGAAGCTATTAAATTAGATGTGGAGGCAGGTTTATAATGTCACGCCAAGCAGTTAGAGAAAAAATTCGGATAGAACTAGGGAAGTGGGCAAATTTAAATAATAACAAATTTTATGATACTATTGATCAAGTAAATAATATACAAGAAGATCAATGGTTCACTGCAGAATATTTTGCAGACTTTACTGAGAAATTATGTTTCCAAGCAAAACGAATGAAAGAAACGGGTTCTGTCGATATTACAGTATTCGTTCTTGCAGGCAGTGGTTATGATGAAGCTGTTAAGATTTGTGATGCATTACAAGATTATATGTTTGGTCTCGATATGGGCGACTTGACAATAACAAATACCATAAGTGCTAGTGAAATAAATGCTGGCGAAGCAAGTGGTAGATACTATGGTTGTGTAATCAACCTAAACTACGATTTTTATTATGATAATTAACACATCAATGTGTGGAGGATAGTGCCGTGGCAACACGTAACACAAAAGGTTTAAAATTTTTTATGAGTGGCAAAGCCACGGCAGTATCTGTAGCCCTTGCCGCAGCGGATGAAATTAGCAATGCAAAACCTGCCGTTGTAACAGTAGCAGCTACAACAGGCATTGCTGTCGGGGATATAATTACACCATTAGCTACGGGTTGGCCTGAGTTAGACGGTAAAACTTTTATTGTCGCTAACTTAGTTGCTGATACTTCATTTGAACTGCAAGGTTCTGATACCACAGGTCAAGCTGCGCCATTAGTTTTGGCAGCGGGTCCACTTCCTGCGGTAACGTTTGACGTATTGGATGAGGCATTCAGTCTTGAACAGTTATGTCTTTCTTCAATCGGCATTAACCCTGAAACAGCATCACCCGTTTCTGTTGGTACGTTTTGTGATCCTACAGCAACCGTGCCAGGAATTGAAGCTGGTGCCGGTACACTTGATCTTGGTTTCTTCTTGGATAAGGATTCAGTTGGTTATGCTGCATTGTTAAAAGCAGAAGCTGATGGCAATGTACATACGTTTAAAATCGACTTCCCGAATAATGGTTCGTTAATTATGCGTGGTACTGTAAGCGGTTTAAACTTTACTGATATCCCAATGGAAGGTGCTGTGTCTCTAGTTGCTAATGTTACTTTAGCATCTAAGCCTGTACACATATTCTGATATGAAAATATTACCGATAGAATTTCCCATTGAAGGGATCGAAGGCACACTAGAGTTACGGGAACCATCCGTTTCTGCAGTGCGTCCATTCCTTACTTTGATGGGCGAGGATACACAAGGCTTCCTTTTGGAAGTTTTAAACGTTTCTGTTTATGCTGACGGAGTGCTGGTTGACAACGCTTTAGAAAAAATTGGACTTAGTATTCTCTCTGAACTCACACCAATGATAACAACATTGCTTGGGTTTGACGAGGAAAAAAAGGACTAGACGCCGGTGAGTATTTTTTTTTCTTTTTTCGGACCTAAAGCACGTTCAAGCGCCTTGTGGATGACGGATGAAATGACAAGGCCAACCTGTACCTCGTTACTTATGAGCAAAGAAGTTTTTAAACTTGAAGGGGCGAACAATCTAAATATTCTGTTTAAACAGTTTCCGGAAAGTGTCGTAAAGCGAGTTAAAAAACAAGGGCTTGGAAAAGCCGGAGCCCGTCTCCGAACGTTGATAAGATCCGATGCTCGTAAGTTTAAGAGAACCGGAACACTCATAAAATCTATAAAAGTAAAACGGCATAAAAATGGAACTGTAAGTGTCGGCTTAAAAGAAAATTTTTACTACAAAATGCTAGATTTTAAATACCCTTCCGGTGGTCCTTACCGGGAGTGGTTTTTAAAATCTGTCAAAAGACACGCCGGTTCAATAACCCAAGAGATGGTAAATGCTACCCGTTTAGCTTTAACTGTTGAAGCAGGTAAAGCTTATTCCCGCAGTAAATCTAATTTAAGGAGGAAATAATATGTCTAATGATTTAGCGGCGTTACAGGTCAGATTAGATTTACAATCTGCAGCCTTTGAAAAAGGAATGACGAAGGCTACAAAGTCTATGGGCCGGATGAACCGTTCGGTTAAGAAAACAAATAGTTATTTTGGTAGTATGCAAAAGACTATGGGCCAGATGAAGGCAGGGCTTGCAGGTATTGCTGCGTCTATGCTTGCTGCCTTTTCTGTACGTTCGTTGAAAGGTGCTATTGAGTTTGGTGATGCTATTGCCAAGCAAGCTGTTGTGATTGGTGTTACTGTTGAACAGTTACAGGAATATAGGTTTGCAGCAGAACGTTCTGGTATTGCTACTTCGAATTTTGAAAGCAGTATGGGTCAACTGTTAAAACGTATTGGCGAAGTTAATACAACTGGCGTTGGTACATTAGCCACAGGGTTGAAAGGTTGGAATGACGAGTTACTTGTTAGTCTACAGGCAACTACCAGTCAAGAACAAGCATTAGATCTTGTTGCTGAGGCAATCAAAGGTGCGTCTTCGGCAACAGAAAGAGCTGCTATAGCTAACGCTGCTTTTGGTCGTTCCGGTCTTGCTATGGTCGGGATGTTAAAAGACGGTAAAGAGGGCCTTGACGATTTACGAAATGCGGCTAGGGCAACAGGGGCTATTTTGTCTACAGAGTTAGCCCAGACAGCGGAGGTACTGAACGACCGTTGGGACACACTCACGAATACGATTGGGGTTAAGTTTAAAGAATCATTAATTACGGCTGCTGATTCTGTCAGCAAATGGTTTGGCGTATTTAGTGAAGCTAAAGATGTAGAGGTTCGTCTCGCAGCTATTGATCATTCTTTAAAACGTTTACGGAATACACAATCTTTTTATACTGGAAAAGCAAAAGAAGAATTCGAAGCAGCATACATTACACCACTAATAAAAGAACAGGCACAATTAGAACAGCAGATTAAGTTCTATCTTAAATCAAAACAAGCACGTGAAGAATTAGCTAACGTTGGTGTTCATTTTGAAAAGTCCACAACAGCATCGACTGTTGCTTTAAAAGCAGAAACCGCAGCACTTGATGAAATGGACCGGGCTATGGATTTAATCATCGGTCAGTTTAATGAACTAGATGCTGCAGAAGCCCGTTCAATTGCAGGGTTAGATAAGATGGCTGTTGAAGGAACGAAATCGCTTAACGGTCTTCAAGTGGCGATGGGTAATTTAGCTTCGCAAGGTATCTCCCGTCTTGTTGACGGCATTGCCGAGGGCGAACTTAATTTTAAACAGTTCGCTCAATCCTTTATTCGTGAAGTAACAGTTATGATTGCCAAGATGGTAATATTGAAAGCCTTGGCGTCTACTATTGGCGGACCTTTTGGTGCATTACTTGCTGGTGGTTTTGCTAAAGGTGGTGCATTCGAAAATGGTATTCAGAAGTTCGCTAATGGTGGTATTGTCAATCAACCAACATTGTTCCCTATGGCAAACGGTATGGGACTTATGGGTGAAGCGGGAGATGAAGCAATCATGCCTTTAACCCGTACAAGAAATGGAGACCTCGGTGTAAAGACCGAAGTCAACGTTAACATAACAAATAAAGCAGGCGTAGATATACAGACAACACAAGACGGCAATGACATTAACATTGTTATTAATAAAATCGCTAACGATATTTCCCGTGGCGGAACAGCTATCGCAAAGAGTCTTGAAAGTGCCTATGGGGTGAACCGAGCACGAGGGTTTACGTAGTGTCAATTAGCGAAGAATTAAAAAAAGTTTACGCTGGTGACACATCGGTAATATATTTGGACACTTTGTCATTTCACCACTCGAAGTTTGTACATGATTTTTATATTGTTAACGATATAAAAGACCGTCATTTTTTCGGGGATGAAAGAAAGACAAAGTTTATAACTTTCATGCCTGTGCCGTTTACTGTAAAACTTCCGGATTCAAATACATCCGGTAATCAAGACTTACAGATTGCTCTTAGTAATGTAAGCAGGGAAATGGTTGCTTCCCTCGAACTTGCGCAGGAAACCCCGTCTGAAAATATCATATGTAAGTACCGTGTTTATTTGGAGAATTCGGTAAACAAGACGCCGGAAAATAACCCTGTTCTGTCATTAAATATATCGCAGGTATCAGTAGATGTGAAACAGATAACTGCCGTTGCTAGAAGATTCGACATGCTTAGTATGCCTTTTCCAAATGAAATATATACGCTTGAAAAGTTTCCTGCATTACGGAGGGGTTGATGTACTCTTGGGTTAATGACTACGTTGGAATCCCTTATGTTTGTAATGGTCGGACAGTAAATGGTTTTGATTGTTATGGTCTTGTGTCTGACATTTATAAAAAACAACTTAATATTGAGTTACCGGATTGGTTACAGAAAGGAGAAGGGTCTTTGAATGCAATACGTTCACTGACAGAACATGTAACCGAGTCTGTAGAATTTGATTTTGCATACAGTGTGAAAACCCCCGTTGATTTTGATATAGCGGTTCTCCATAAATGTTCAACAGCATTACATGTTGGTCTTTATATTTGTGGAGGAATATTACATTCTGCATCATCAAACGGTTCCTGTACTTTTGAAAGCGAAGAACAATTCATGGCATTAACAGGCATTGAAATTAAATACTATCGTTGGAGAAAAGCAGGTGGCTGATTTTACTGTTATAACAAATCCACTTAGACTGTCTGAAAGAAAACAATATAAATTCTGTGGAAGGATAATTGATTTCCTTCAAAAGATAGCCCCGAACGGTTTTGACGGCAATACTATACGCGTGTTTATTAACGGTGACGAACTGGACGATCTTATCAATCTCGATACGGTCGTAAACAACAATGATTCCGTTGGCGTTATAGTTATGCCTGCTGATTTTAAAGGCATTGCTAGGAATCCTATTACTTGGCTGTTTTCTTATCCGTTGGCTATAACCGCGTGGTTATTCGATGCCATTATACCGGACATACCGGAGGCTCCCGGCTTCGCATCACAGCCGGAACCCAATACTGTTTATTCTATCGGTAATAGTGCTAACGGTGCAAAAATTGGTGAAGTGATCCCGGTGTTGTATGGGGACGTGATGACAACGCCCGATTATGCTTGCCAACCGTATACCGTGTTCTCTGAGAAAAATGGCAATACGGAGCACCTAGAGCCTGTAGGCCTTATTGCTTCATGGGGTGGCAGTATTTATTTTGCTTACTACTGGAGAAGGGTTCGTGACCCACATGAACTCTACGTTTACAACTGGGAACAGGTTGGTGGATTGATAACCGGTGATCATGTTTTCCCAGACATAACGCTCAACAAAAACATCACTGATCATCGACTATCCGTAAGTAAGACTAGCATTGGCACGGGCTTCGGTGCTAGTTCAAGAGTCGAGTGGAAAGCTATTCCGGCACAGGGCGGTTCTGTTACAGGGGATATGAAGTATTTAATACATCGTGATGCAGATGACGGCGACCAATTCCTATTTTATGTGTTCTCTATTGGCAAGGGTGAACACGACATACGGAAAGTAAAGTTAGGTGAACTTGACGCGTCTACTCTCCCTTCACATGAGGTGGCGTGGGCCGACTACCAGAAAAGCATACACAAGGAAAAAATAGGTACTATCTCAGCGAACTTTAATTCTAGATTTCATGGCGCTCCTTTGTTGTATGAAAATGTACAGACGGCTATTGAAATTGGTACACACGAATTTGCAAAGCCAAGATCCTCTAGTTGGTTTCCCATCGGCAATCAGAAAGTCAATAGGCTGTCTGTCGATATTATTTTCTGTCGATATTATTTTCCAACGTGGTCTTTATCAGATGGATAATGCCGGAAATTTTCTTAACTTTTTTGTTGAGTTATCAGTAGATTATAGAAAAGTAGGGACTACAGGTCTTAAGAAAGTTATTCGAGTTGTCAATAATAAGAATAAGAATGTAACCATGTTACGACGTTCATTTAGTTTTGATGTTCCGGAAGGCGTGTATGAGATCCGGGTTACTCGTATAACAGAAGAACGGAATGACGCTGGTAAAGTATCCGATATTTTTACATGGGCTGGAGCGAGGGGTAATATCGTTTACGACACCAATTCAAAAGTGTACGGTGATACTCACATGCTTGCTATGAGAATAAAGGCTAACGATGTTGTATCACAACAGGCCAGTAAGCAGATACATGTTGGTGCTTTTAGGAAGTTAGAACGATTCGATAATGGTTTTGGTAGGACATCTAATCCCGCTGATCACATGCGAGACATAATAACTAATCAATTGTATGGTGGGCGTAGACCTGCTGATGAAGTCGACACAACGTTGTTACATAAATTGCACAAGCATTGGGGAGGTAATTTAACAAGTACCGGATTTAACGGAATATTCAACGGCAAGAGTATAATGTTTGATGCTCTTAAAACTGTTCTTCAACCAGTGGCTTCATTACCATTGCCAATAGGTGCAAGTATCTCAGTTAAGTATGACGGGGTTAAGCCTATCCGTACACAGGTATTTAATGAAAATAATATTCAGTTAGATAGCTTTCAGATAAGTTATAACTTTGACAATGCTGATAGGTTCGACGGGTACCAAATTGAATATCGAAATGGTGAAACTTGGCAACGTGAATTTGAAATATACCCGCCAACATCTTTACACAGCCGGTCGATTCAATTGTTTGGTTGTACGAACAAAGTTCTTGCTCAACAAATGGCTCGATACTTATGGCAACGAGATACATATAACAGAAAGACACTTACATTTAAAACGGAGTTGGATGGGTTGATACCAAGATCAGGCGATAGAATTGGTGTGCAACATACTCTCGCTGATTGGGGTGTTGGGGGTTCAGTTGTTAATTATAATAGTTCTACAAGAGAATTAACCCTCGATCGGGATGTTATTTTTACTACTGGCGATCATTATGTTATGTTGCGAAATGAAAATGGTTCAGCTGGTTCTATCGTGAAAGTAACCCACGTTAGTGATAATGTTGTTATACTAGATAAGGCTATTGCACAGCATATATTTAACACTGTTGATCCATCTCCAACGCTTTACTTTTTTGGATACGGTGATACTTACATAAAAGACTTTATTGTTAATTCTATTTCTCACGAAGGTGACATAACAGCAACGCTTCATTGCACGGCATACGATGAGAGATCTTTTGATTCTGTAATGCCTTATTTGAAACAGGCGGTAACATGAACGTTTACCCAGCTAGTTTTCCTACTCCCATGATTAATGGTTATGCTCTCAGTGTGGACATGGGCGTATTACGGGGAGACATACAGACCGGTCGACCTGAACAGCGCAGGCGTTATGGTGCGCATACAAAATTCGCGTTCGCTTTTGCTATCCCATTAAAAGAACTTGACACATGGCAATCATGGGCTAACTCCGATGGTTATGATTGGTTTATCCTGAACGCAACAAGTGCAGTGCAAGTGAACGGTCATAGTAAGTGTGTAACACATAAGGTTCGTTTTATATCTAACTTAAACATACAATCAATAACTGGAGCAGTGGTGCTTGTGACGGTTCAGGCGGAGCAATTATTCCGATGATTTATCCAACTAGTTTTCCCCTACCTCTAATAGAAAAATACGATCTTGAAGTGGACATGGGTTTACGTCGGACAGCAATGGATTGTGGTTCAACCCGCCAGCGCAGACGATATAGATCCATGCCCACTTACTTTACGTTTGGGTTTATATTATCTATAGAAGAATTGCATGATTGGCAAGCATGGGTTGAGGCAAACGCATACGATTGGTTTGTGATGGATATAACCTCTCGAGCTAGTGTGCATTTGCCCTGTGTTCCACATCAAGTTCGGTTTATATCAGGTCTTGAAATTAATGCTGTAAATGAAGAGTTATTCTCTGTTGACGTTACAGCTGAATTAATACCTGAAGCAAAAGCACTTGTTTATGTCGAGCAGACGGGGGACTGGATACTTTCAGGGATACCAGCATCGCCGTCAACACCCGATTGGATTATCGGCAAGACGCCAATCGACCATTCAATTAACTGGGTTATATCTGGCACGCCAAAAAAACCCGCATCAATAGTTTAGGAGAAAAAAATGTCAGATACATTTGCAAGAGTTAGAGCCATTATCGGTACAACCGCTCAATGGCAAGTTAATAATATCGTCCTCGGTGATGGCGAATTAGCCATCGAACGAACTGCAACAGGGGTTACTATCCGGGTTGGAGATAGTGCTACGCCTTTCTTATCTTGCCCCGAAGTATCAGGATCTACAGGTTCTGGCCTTAGTCCGGCTATTGTAACTGAGCTCGCAAAGAAATTGGATCTTGTAGGCGGCGTATTAACTGGTCCGGTTATAGGTGTTACAAATAATGCTCCGGCAATTAACGAACTTATCACTCGTGATTATGCAGAGAAACATATTGCTGTTACGTTTGCTACCCCGGCAGAAGTATCCGCAGGTACTGAAACGACTAAAGCGGTATCACCTAGTACAATTGCTAACAGTGGTATAGACAAAACAACTGGAGCAACAGATGCTGAAAAATTAGTTAAGACAAATCAGGCAGGTGTTATTAATCCGGATCTGTTAAATGCAATAGTTGTTAGTGTGGGTCCAGCTGATCACAGTAAGCCAATAATGACGGATACAAACGGGCTTATAGATCCGTCCTTACTTCCGGCTGATTTGGCTATGCACTTTCTTGGTGAGCAAGACATAACAACCCCAGCTCCCCTTTCAAATCAGAGCGGTGATTTTTATATTGTTAGTCACGGGGGTATTCCGGATGCTACATGGACAGGATTAACCGGTACGCTTGATGCTCACGATTTCGTTATCTGGGATGCGGTTGCAAACGAGTGGGTTTCTTCAGTTGGCCATTCAGCATTATTGAACTATATGAAATTGGATGGTTCTACCCCGATGGCAGGGCAGATAACCGTTCCATCACAAGGAGTTCTTAACGCCCATCAGCTAATAACCAAGCAATATATTTTAGACCATGCTGCGTCTTTAATTAAGGCAATTTCTTCGTCTACCGGTTCGCACGATCAACATAAGCCGATAATGACAGACGTGCACGGAAAAATTGATAACTCAATGCTTCCTTCTCTTGCTAGTCTTGGTGGCGGCGGGATGCAGTTTAAAGGTGATGCAGATGTAACCGTTGCCGCACCGACCGGTCATAAGGCGGGTGATTTTCTGGTAAACAATAAAGCCGGAACAGCACATTCATCTTGGACAGGTATAGCCGGTGATCACATCGGCTTGCACGATGCGATTATTTGGGATAGTGATTCAAACCTATGGATAAGTTTAGCAACGGATACATCACTTGCTCATTACGTAGAACTGTCTGGTGTTACTCCACTGACAGGTCAGTTGACTGTTCCCGCGCAAGTTTCACTTAACAACCATCAACTTATTTCAAAGGCGTATGCCGAGGCACACATTGCAGCGAAGGACGCGACAGAAGATAGAAAAGGCATCGTTGAGTTTGCGAACGCAGCGGAGATTGACGCCGGTACTTCTACGTCATTGGTCGCTTCGATCAAACGCATGACGGACATCTTCTTTAAACGTTCTG